TTGGAAAGAAATTAGAGAAGCTGAAAAGAAACTATTTTCTATACCATCTAAAGACAGGTTACACAATCAATGGTGGGATATGACTAAGTCTAAGTTCTGGCAAGAGGTTGCTCAATGCGATGTAACTTACTTTGGGATAACTACAAAGTAGGCGATACTGCCAAACCACATGGCGCCTATTTTATATTATTAACTAAAAACCATGGAAGCTAAAACTATGTTTGAACTACAATTTGGATTTACATCTGAAGACCAAACAAAAGTATATACTTAAGAAAGAGATAGGTACGGAGCAAAAGAAAAGAAACGTTTACAAGTAGAAGCAGATTGGAAAGAAATTAAAGAAGCTGAAAAAAAACTATTTTCTATACCATCTAAAGACAGGTTACACAATCAGTGGTGGGACATGACTAAGTCTAAGTTCTGGCAAGAGGTTGCTCAATGCGATGTAACCACTCTTTTAAGACCGTGATTCCAGGCGATACTGCCAAACCACATGGCGCCTATTTTATATTATTAACTAAAAACTAAATTATGATTAAAATTATAGCATTAGGTGTAGTAGCCTTAATAGGTCTCTACTTAGTATGGATGATGATTGCAGCAAAAGAAGTGAAAGATGTGCATATAAATGCAACATACTATAAATTAAAAAAAGACAAAGCTCATGGCAATGACACAGGAAGAAAAGATAAAAACAATAGTAGAAGTACTGGAAAAACACAACAACGTTCACGCAAACCTAGAAAAGCAACTAAGCACAATAGCGGAGTTTCTAGAAACAACAGCGGAACAAGTACTAAAGATTAAAAAACAATTGCGTGATACTACAGAAAGTAACGCGTAAATCAATGTTGATAAGGCCATCGGGTCGTAGCACAGATTTTATATCCCCCTCATTTGGCTACGGTTGTTTATACAATTGCTCATATTGTTACATGAAACGACACAAACCTGATGGTCTATCAATATCTACAAACACAGGCGACATACTTACAGCAATAAATAACCACGCATACTTTACACCTGTAAATAAGCCTAATCAAACGCACGCAGACTATACTACTTACGACATTAGTTGTAACGAAGACTTTGCATTGCACGCTAAATACCATGATTGGGAAAGAATCTTTGAATTCTTTAGAACTCATCCTGTTGCGATGGGTGCATTTGCTACTAAGTATGTTAACCCTAATCTAATTAACTTTGATCCGCAAGGTAAAATACGTATTAGATTTAGTTTGATGCCACAGCACATGTCTGATATTCATGAGCCTAACACATCTAAAATCATTGATAGAATTAAAGCTATTGATGCATTTATAGATGCAGGGTATGATGTCCATGTGAACTTTAGTCCTGTTATCGTAGAAGATGATTGGTTAGAGGATTATGAATATTTGTTTGATATGATGAACGATTACGTTGATTATAAAGATCAAGTACATGCAGAAGTAATATTTTTAACACATAATGAAAAGAAACATGAAGAAAATCTGAAGAAACACCCTGAAACAGAACTACACCTATGGAATCCTGCAATACAGGAAGAGAAAATCTCGCAGTATGGTGGAACTAACATAAGGTATGCTAAACATCTGAAGCCATTGTACATAGATGCATTTAAGGCTTTGCACGAAAGAGTTATACCTTGGAATAAAATCCGATATATATTTTAATATGCCTAGTAAAGATTATTTAGACTACAATCCTCTTATACCAGAGGTAAAAAAGAAAGTAAAGAAAAAAGTAAAACCAAACACAGTAACAAAAGATATATTTGAATTAGTATTTGGTTTTGGATACCCTAAAACGTATAACACACCAAGTGTTATAAGAACTTATAAACACCCTAAAACAGACGGAAGTAATGGCAAAATTAGTAGATTTCGCTGATCTCAGCATGATAGCAGTACCTGAGCGTACTGAGACTTACATACCAGTGAGTCACCAAGAGTTAGTAACAAAAGTAAAGAAAGCAGGAATGCTTAAGTATGGTAGAGAGCCTATTTCACAAAAGCTAGAAGTAAATCACAGAGGACAACAGATGTTTGGCTCTATGGTATTTCCAAGCAGTGATAAAAACTCTGACATATCTATAGGATTTCGTAATTCTTATGATAAAACATTACCAATAGGCTTATGTGCAGGCTCACAAATTACAGTGTGCTCTAATTTAATGTTTGTAGGTGATATTGTAAAATTACGTAAGCACACTCAGAATATTGAGAGTGATATGGATGCGTTGATTGCAGAATTGTTTACACAAACTGATAAACTGCACAACAAAGCGCAAGAAGATGCTAGTTATATGCATGACATACCTTTTGACAACAACCAAGTAGGCGATTACTTCGGTCAATTGTTTGTAAATCAGAACATTTTAAATGGTTCACAACTTAAAACAGCTACTAGAGAGTGGTTTGAGTCTGAAGTGTTTAAAGCTAGAAACCTATGGTCTGCCTACAATGCGTGTACAGAAGCACTTAAAACTTCACATCCATCAAATGCTTTGGAAAACTACACTAAATTACATACATTTACAGAAGAATATATCCTAAATGATTATAAGAAACATTTCAATCAGCAAATGGCTGAGATGGAAGGTTATATTGAAATATAATGTAATATGAAAGACAGTCCCTACAAAGGAAAGAAGTTAGAATTTAATGAAATATGGCACTTAATGCAAGTGTTAAAATTTTATTATGACGACATTATGTTGTTGACAGCCAAAGACATAGCAGAGATTTTAAGGCTAGAGTTTGGTTGTGTACTCCAAGAAAATGACGTATCTTTAAACCTCCTTCTAGCACATCGTAGAGACAGTGATGGTAATTTAAAATGTTATGAGTAATTGTATACAATGTGAAGATGGATTAAAATGCTTACCAGACGAAAGTTTGGTGAGATTAACTGAAGAGGAACTCGATAAATATTTAAATTGCGATGAAAGTATCTTTAAACTTAACCAAGTTGAAAGGCAATCATCTCACACCTAGCGAATTTGTTTATATGCTTCTTAAAAGTGAAGGAGACAAACAAGTTCAAAAGTACTTAGAAATTTTACCCGTTGACAGAGAAAAACTACAGACACGAGGCTTTATTAAAATAATGCCCGACGAGTCACTTACACTCCGTCAAAAAGCGTTGGATTTGTTTAAAGTACGAGGATGCGAAGATTGTTGGAATCAATTTGCGTTGGCCTACCCGCGCAAGGACCAAGGCCGTCCACTACACAACGATATGAAGCGTAATAAGCTTAAATACATAGCGTTGATAGAGCGTAATCCAGATTTACACACAACTATACTTACAGCTATTACAGCTGAATTAGAGGATAGAAAACGTGCAAGCTGGTCAGGTGAATTTCGTCCTAAATGGAAGATGATGTCATCATATTTAAACCAAGAAGCTTGGACTATGTATGATGGTGTAGAACCTGAAACACCCACAGATGAACAAAACTATGGAGGAGACTTAGTATGAGCGAAGAACAAAAGCCATTACCATGGCGTCACATATCAGAAGCATCTAATGCAGCATTGCGCTACATAGATGGTAGACGTAAAGGTGAAATTAAATCTCTTACTACGCCTTGGAAAAAGTTTAACAACATTTCTATGGGTGGTATCGAATGGCAGACTATCACAACTATTGCTGGTATGTCTGGTAGCGGTAAAACCGCAGTGCTAGGTCAACTTGAGACAGGATTGAAAGATCTTAACGAAAAGGATGACTTTGCAATACTCTCATTTAACTTTGAGATGCTTTCTTCTCGGCTAATTGGCCGTAAACTTAGTAATAAGATGAAACTTACTACACAGCAACTATACAGTGCGTCAGAAAACTTTAAGTTAAATGACAATTACTATATGAACGCAGTACAAGAAGCACGCAAGTTAAATAAGTATGATATAAACTACGTAGATATACCAGGTAGTGTTAAGGCTTTAGAAGCAACTATATTAAAATTTTCTAAAGATAAAGCTAAACCTGTTATAATTATGTTAGATCATACTCTTCTTGTAAAAAAGGTTGGAGGCGCACAAGATAGAGATCTTCTCTATGATTTGATGGCTATGTTTAATGGATTAAAGAAAGTTATTAGAGTGTCATTCATTCTAATATCTCAAATGAACCGTAACATAGAGAATTCAGAGCGCATACAAAACCCTGATTTACATTACCCTAAGAAACAAGACATCTTCGGTGCAGATGCATGTTATATGTATTCTGACATTGTGGTGGTAACACACCGTCCAGAGATGCTTGGTATTAGGGCATATGGCCCAAAGAGATGGCCTACAGCTAATGCTATATTTTGGCATTATCTAAAGGTTAGGGAGGGCGAGCCTTGCATTGCTTTAATGGAGAATGATTTGGCGCATAATCAAATATTAGATGCTAAACCACCAACCTATTCAAGCAATGAAAATCAAGAAGTACGAGAAGAGAGTGTCAGCGATACTACTCAACAAGGCTAAGGCTAGAGACTGCGATTACGTTCTATATGGTTTTATCTTATTGGCTTACAATATTGATATAACAACTCTAAGCACTAGAGATTTTCTAAAAGGTTTACACAGCAAACAATACCCGTCTTTCGAGGGGGTAGGACGTTGTCGACGTAAACTACAAGAAAAACATCCTGAGCTTAGAGGTACCAAATGGAATGCAAGACACGCAGAACAAGAAAAAGTAAAAACCGAAATAAATCTATTTTAACATGACTTATTATTGCAAAGATTGTGACGACGATTGGATTACAACTACAGAAGAAACCAATTGTACACAATGCCTAGGAACTAATATTGTAAAAACAGAAAACTAATGGATCTAAGAAGTAAAGATGCAATAGAAAGCAGTAAGCAACACGATATTGAAATAGGTAATATCCTTATAGCAGAATTTATGGGTTATAAACACCCAGAGTTTGAAGACATGTATAGATTACCTCACGGAGATGAATATGCTTCAAATTTAAAATATGATTATGCTTGGGATTGGCTTATGCCCGTGGTACAGAAATGTAGACAAGAGAACCGATTAGAGTATTTTGATAGGGTATACTATGCCCTTGAAGAGTGTGATATAAACGTAACCTACAAAGCAGTAGTAGAGTTTATTAAAAACCAAAACAACT